TCTCAAAGACAGACTTGCGGCACACTACAATCTAACTCCTGAGCCACAGGTCTAATCTGAGAGAACCATGGCTCTAATAAGGCCATTCATTCTAATCATAATAACACTACTCGGGTGCACAGCAGAGGAAAGCACCACCGAGGCTGTGACTGAAGCTACAACAACTGCAAATCCTCTAGCCACGGACACTCCACTAAGGCGCAGGGTCATAAACCAGAGGATCCTGTCTGTACTCGGCCTAGGGCCAGACACCGTCAGCACTAAACTGGAGCAAGCCTGCAAAGACATCTATACAGGTGAGTGTAAACTGGAAGACATGAGCGCTCGGGTACCCGCCTTCTTCATGGAAAGAAACAAATCAATCTGCTTCAACGACATTCTCGAGAAGAAGTCTTGCTTAGAACACCCGCCCACCCTCAATCCCAACTGGAAGTCTTGGGGCATGAGTGCAACAGAGGTTGCAAAGTACTATGACACCAAAATAAAGCTTTTCTTTACAAGCAGCATGAGGCTATCATGCTTCGCCGCCAATCTGGTGGAGCCCGACCAGTTTGTTGAGAAGATGAGCACGTCAATTCAAGCTACAAGTGGACCTGCCAAGCAAAATGTGCGATCGATGCACTGCACCAACATTGTCTGGTCCCACGTGCAGGAGAGTGAGGTGGAAGTAATACACGTCTTGCTCTCAACTGTACCTCTAAGAACAAAGAATTGTTTGTCTAGGGTGAACATGAGGCAGTGCACCTTTACTAAGCAATCTGATGGCAAGCTTGACTTGCCAAGCTACAAACATGGTGGGAAGTACTGGATCCCAGGTGCATACACCATGTCCGTGAGTGTGGACAGGCCAGCCGACGGTCCCTGTGAGATCACCACCACCTGCATAACAGAGGGTAGTGAAGTGAAGCCAGGCCTTCATAGGATGAGGGGCTTTGAAACCACCATTGTTGTCCCCAGCAAGAGGCCCACAGGCAGAAGGCTAATGGGCACGAACTCTGACAGTAACCCGTGCAGCTCAGGAACTTTCCTCGGCGAGGGAAGCAGTGCCCAGGTTGTTGGTGACAAGAATGACGGACCAGGTGACCACATCACTTTCTGTAATGGTACCTATGTTTCTAAAATGAAGCTCGGCAAACAACATGGATGCTTCACCGTGAGGAGAGTGAAAGCCTACAGAAGTTGCCATCCTAGAGAAACTCCAGCAGCATGTGTTGTGGATGAGGAACTAAGAGAGTGTGAAGGGCAAAAGTGCATGAACATACACATTGAGGTCCGTGGGCTTGTGAAAATAACGAGGGGGAAGAATGTGGAGGTCATCACTTGCGATAGAGACTGTCTGGCCCGAATTCCGAGCGGCAAGGGAGATATACAGATTGACTGCCCGGGAGGAAGGCAGCATTACCTCGAAACAAATGTAGTTGACATAAACTGCCCAGGGTCTGAGAGATTTCATGGATTGATGCTTTACTTCTGTAGAATGTCACATAGACCAAAGACCTGCATCTCCTTCTTTATATGGCTAGCGGTCGGTTACGGCTTGACTTGCATTACAGGCACTGCTCTCTACTACCTACTACTATTTGTCTGCAAGGCTGTCAAGGGAATCAAGAGGAGGTTTCTGATGAAAGGTGACTTTTGCATCAAATGCGAACAGAAGTGTGCAACCAGCCTAGAACAGGCACTACATGATGAAAACTGCTCTTACAACCTGTGTCCCTACTGCGGCAACCGTCTACCAGAGGATAGTCTCTGCCGCCATGTACCCAACTGTCCTAAGAGGAAGGAAAGACTAGAAGAAATAGATCTCTACCTCGACTATCAGCTGTTGCCCTTCCTCCTGTACATCCTGCTCAAGCTGGCCTTGAATTTCGGCATCCTACTAAAACGGCTAAGCTGGTTTGCGGTGTTATTGATCCTGTTCCTAGTGACTCTGGCACCTGTTCAAGGGAACCCCACTCAACCCGAGACAGACACAGAAAGTGACAGTACTACTCTATCATTGCTGCTAGCAATGGAGGCCTTGTTAGCATTATCCCTCATCCTCCATGTTGCATTTGAGGCGTATCGCCTGAGGGTGAGAGCCCAGCTGAAGAGAGAGAAGGAAGTCTCGAAAGCAGTTATGCTGAGGCCTGAGGCAGCAGTGCTACTTACAGGAAAGCCCTTATGTCTTGGGGATTGGGACACAGAGAGCTCGAAAAATTCACGACAAGGTGCCAAATTCAGGCTGGTCTCTCTTGTGAGGTTCAATGCAGCAGTGGTCCTGGTGGTGCTGGTTGTGGGGTTGTTTGCAACCAGTGCGATGGGGTTCGACTCTGGGCCGCTGCCTAAGGGCATATGGGAGGAGGAGCAGGAACTGGTGCAAGAGTGTGGACAAGAGTGTTCCGTGCAGGATGAAGAGTGTCTGTGCCCTGGTGAGAGCAAAAACATGAGAAAGCTGCTCTTCTTTAAAGGTCTAAACTCTGTTGCCTCGAGGATGCTAAACACACACAAGCTAATGACCAGCATCTCTATCGATGCGCCCTGGGGTGCCATTCAAGTAGAGTCAACCTACAAGCCCAAGCTTCCTGTTTCAAACATAGAATTGGCATGGAACTCAGTTGAGGAACAGGGTGATAAAATCATCTTATCTGGCAAGTCTACCTCCATTCTAAAGTTGGAAGAAAAAACAGGCGTGCAGTGGTCCCTAGGAGCAGAATCCGCATCAGAGGAGAAAAGGCTCTTGGTCTCTGTGCTAGACTATACACAAGTTTACTCAAGTACTTTCCAGTACATCACCGGAGACCGAACGATTTCTGAGTGGCCAAAAGCAACCTGCACCGGGGACTGTCCAGACAGGTGTTCCTGCCGTACCTCCACATGTCTGTATAAAACTTGGCCTCACAGCAGAAACTGGAGATGCAACCCTACCTGGTGTTGGGGGGTGGGCACCGGCTGCACATGCTGTGGAGTTGACATTGAAAGACCCTTCAACAAATACTTTGCAGTAAAGTGGAGTACTGATTATGTAAGGACAGATGTTCTGGTGTGTGTTGAGCTCACAGATCTAGAAAGACACTGCGACGTTGTGGAGGCAGGAAGTCAGTTTGTGATAGGACCTGTCCGGGTAGTGGTTTCAGATCCTCAAAATGTTCAGACAAAGCTGCCACCAGAGGTGCTCACCGTGCAGAAACTGGAGAAACACTCACACCTGGACCTGATGCATGTCACTAACATCATATCTGCCAAGAATGCGTGCAAACTGCAGAGCTGCACCCACGGAAGTCCGGGCGATATGCAAATACTACATACTGACAACCTAATCCAAAACAGCCATGACGACGGAGCAAATCTGGCAGAGGTCATCCCAGAAGTGAATACAACCTGGATGTCCTGGGAGGGCTGTGATCTAGACTACTACTGTACTACTGGAAGTTGGCCAAGCTGCACATTCACCGGGGTGAACACCGAGAACTCTGACAGCTTTGAAAACCTATTAAATACAGAGGCAAACCTAGTTGATAGATACCACTTCCACTCCAAGAGAATCTTTGCCCAAGGGTCAACACTTCAAATGGATTTGAAAGGCAGGCCGATCACCGGGGGAGGGGAACTGACTGTGCTTGTAGACATAAAGGGCTTAGAACTTCACTCAAAGAAAGTGGTGCTAAAAGGACTAGAAATCAAGTCATTCTCCTGCACTGGCTGTTACTCCTGCAGTTCAGGGGTCTCTTGCTCTGTGGATGTCAAGATAGAAAAACCTGATGAGTTCACTGTCCACCTAAGGAGCACAGATCCAAACACAGTAATATCAGAAGGTAGCATTGTGGCAAGAAAGTTGACTGGAGGGCCACAAAGCAAAGTGAAAGCTTTCACTGCGCTCAAAGCTGGAAAGATTTGTATTGAGATAGTTGAGAAATCTTACTGCCCATCTTGCAAAGACTCTGACGTCAAGAAATGCATCAACGCTGACCTACAGCCACCCAAGGACATCCTCCTAGAACACAAAGGAATTATAATCAAGCACCAAAATAACAGCTGCAACTCAGGCATTCAGTGCTGGAGTGAGTCAACAACCAGCTTCTTGAACGGCGTCGGAAGCTTCTTCAAGAACTACTTCGGTAGCATAGCTGCGGGCGTTCTGCTGACATTGCTACCTGTTTTAGCAGTTATGTTCTTCTTCCTCTTTGGTGACAAAATTGCAAAGGTGTTCCTGTGCTTAAGATGCTGTAAGGGCCTTTCAAGAAGAAGCAGAATGCAGGGTGAAAAGGAGGAGGAGCTAAAAAAAATGTTGAAGAAATTCAGCAAAGGAGGCGAGCTTTTCAGCAGGGGAAGCAGAGATGCAAGAACAGTGGCGATGGTCCTTGCTGGCAAAGGAAAGGACTACAAAGAGCAGGTGTAACCAGTCCATGCCCGCCACGCGGCAAGGACCAGGTCCAAGGACCGAAAGGTGCCTTCTACTTCAGCTTCTATATTCATATTGCATAACCTTCACCAACTGCTTCACTCCTCGCATCACGCAGTCGACAGCATTTAGCCAATAAGTCAATGCCTTAATGCTTCCATCTGTTCACATCTGCTCTTTGTTCATTTTCCTAACTTTGCTTTGTATGTATGAATTGGGGTGTGCCGCCACGATATCTTTGAGA